CCCGTTGGAGCCGCACCATCCAAGATTTCGTTGTTTAGCATGCCCAAACGCTTGCCAGCGATGTAATCCAGCCAGCGTTCGCGGTTGAAGTTGGGATTGTGTTGGCGGCAAAAGCTGGCCAGCATTTCGATTTGGGCTGGTTGCAGTTTGGGATTGTCGCTGCATTGGTAGCTTCGGATGAAGTCTGCCAGTGATATAAAATGTTTCTTAGTCATAGGTTCGGTGTTGGTTTGGCTGGCGGGTAATAGCCCCGATCAGCGGAAGTCCTGACCAATGGCTTATTGGTCTCAGGCTTTGGGCCAATCAGTGCCCTCAGCCTCAGCTTGAAGTCTTCGGTGGACTCGTAAGGTTTAATTGTTGTTTTCGGTGTCATTTACAGCTTCATTATATCCCAAGCTGTTAGGGATTGCAAGTTAAAGTTTTTAATTTTCTTTTGGCTTTGGAAGTCGTTGCCTCCAGCGCGCTTCGGCGGCTTCTTTGTTCAGTTTCCTGCGGTCGGGATGCTGCTGGCTTTTCTTGCCGCCCTTTGATCCTATTGCTCGCAGAAATTCCTTCACAGGGGATGTTGCTTTTGTAGTCATGCCAATTAGCTTCGTAGATTTCATGGTTGTTGTCAAAAAGAGATTCCCTTTTCGGGGAAAGTTCGGCCGAGCCTGTCGTTTTTATTGGAGGTACTTCCCCGGCCGCATGTCCCCCCGGGGTCTCCATCTCCGGGGCAGGCGCACCCTTGGGAAACGCACCCCGAAGTTCGCTGCTGTTGTGACATGTTATTTTCATTGTAGCAATTACTATGCCAAGCTGCTCGGAATTGTCAATCTTTATTTTACTTTATTTTTACTTGTGCCCTTGCATCCCTACCAGCTTGGAATAAAGTAGGGTCACAATATGATAGAACACCAAGAACAGAATAATTTGGGTGGTTTCTGTGAGCAATGCGGCGGGACTGGCCGAACCCTTTCAGGGTGCCAGCCCTGTCGCTTTTGCAACGTACCTTTCCGAAACATGCTGGCCAAACTGGTAGGCAGTGAGGAAATGCGCGAAGGAGATCCACCCACACACAAACACAAGTGCCCGACCTGCGGCATGATCTGGGAGCATGAAACAAACTGCTCCGAATTCATCATTCGCAACAACGGGCGAAGCAACGAAAAGGCGCACACCTGCTCCAAGTGTGGAGCGCAGTCTTGGGACTGGTACAAGGGCGAGGGAATCGCTTCTTTCCAGACCTGCGCCAAAGCAATCTAAATTTTATGATAACACCGAAAACCGTTGGGACTGAAAAAGTCTCAATATCAAACTGGCCAGAGGTGACGCGCATTGTCAGCGCGCTGCCCAACCCACCGAAACGGTGGCTCTTGTTCGGTCCTGCCGGAACTGGAAAAACGACCTATGCGCTCAGTCAGTCGCCTACTGCGGAGCGCATCACACTCACTCAAGGCATGTTTCAAGACGCCCTTTACGGGAAATTCCTTCTTAAAGATGGATCGACCTATTGGGCTGACGCTCCGGCGACAAGGGCCGCCCGCAAGGGTGTGCCTCTGGTGCTGGATGAGATTCACAAGGCTGGCGGGGAACTAACCGCCACGCTTCACGCGATTCTGGATGATGAATCCGTCTGCCGCCTGAATCTGGACAACGGGGAAACGATCACGCCTGCTCAAGGCTATAGGGTGATTGCCACAATGAATGGCAGCCCCGACCAGCTTGAAAGCACGTTGCTGGACCGTTTCGACATCGTTCTAAAGTGCGGGACGCCTCACGATGGGATCTTACGAAGACTCTCACCTGAAAGCGCCGCGTATCTGGTGAACAAGATGGCGAACGAGCCCGACAACGATCAATGGGTTCCGGAACAGTCTCCACGCCGATTCCTCACCTTTGAGCACCTGAGGGGCCAAGGCCTGAGCGATGAACTGGCGGCTGAGCTGGTCTTTGGAAGTGGCCAAGGAAAAACCGTCCTGATGTCCATGATTGACGCTCAACGAAACGCGCTAAGCGCAGAATAGCCTATGAAACCTACACCTAAAACAGTAAGAGCAGGCATTCGTGGCAGTGTGCCCGATGCCAAGCTTCGCAAGGCGCGAATTGTGCTGACAAGCGAAGGGTTTCGTCAGGGCAGCATTGGCGGATACACCGCCTACGAGAAAGAACACGGCGGTGACGTTGTAAAGATTGGTGCGCCGATTGGCGACCGGTCCCGCGACGTCACCGTTCGCGGCCACGAAACCCGCCACGCCACGCGGCACAAACCGCAAAGGCGCAAGGCGCTCACCGAAAACGGTGCGCTGGCCTCGCAAATCGTGGATGACGTCAACATCGAGTGCTCACCGATTCCGGTCACTAAAGGTGAACGGGCCTATCGCAGGGCGCATTTGAGCGTTGCCGTAGAAGACCTGCGGACACTGAAAAACCGCGCAAGGGCCATCCTAAAGGGTAAACATCCCAACACGGTCGCCGTGCGAAACTGGCAACTGCTCCTTGCGGTCAGGGTTCTGGCCATGCTGGAGCACTACGGCAAAACCGGAAGCCCGCACGATTATTCAGGGAAATCGCATCCTTATCTCCCCGACTGCGAAAAAGTCAGGGCCAAAGGGGTGCGTGATCTCAGTGGGTTGCTTGGGGGTAAAACCATATCGGCCATCCGCAAGGTGATCAATCTGGCCAAGCTGCGCCGCAGCCGCAACCGAGCCATCGGGATGCTGGAGGCGATGATGGAAAGAGAACCCACTCCGGAAGAGGAAGAACAGGAAGAACAGGAAACGCTCAAAGAGGGCGACCTGCTTTCACCGGTCACTGAGGGAGACGCTCTGGATGGTGACATGAAGATCATCAGCCTTCACCCGAAGTCTGTGCCCTGCTCGAAAGAGAAGGCGATCAACATCCGCCACGCGCCCGATGGGATCATAATCAATCCCACGCGATACGTGACGGCGATTGCCAGCGGTAACAGTGCTGGACTATTCAGCCGACATCTTAAGACCAAGTCCGGTGGCGTGATCCTGATCGACGCAAGTGGTTCGATGCATGCCAATGCTCACAACCTGACTGCGCTCTGCGAACTCTGCCCGACAGCTACGGTTGCTTATTACTCTGGCTATGGCTCACGCGGGAGAGGGGACTTGGTTATCTACGCCTTAAACGGCAAGCGATACCCGAAAGAACTGCCACAGAATACCATTCACGGCGGGAATGCGGTGGACTTGCCAGCCTTGCGCTGGATGCTTCGCCTTCCAAAGCCTTGGACACTGATAAGTGATCTGGGTTTCTGCGGCGGAGTACTGGGGAGTGAGCAAGTGGCTCACGCACTGGTTGAACGTCACCGCTTACGCGGGGAATTAACCGTTTATCCCTCACTGGATGCAGCATACGAGGCATTTGGCGGGAAGGGTGAACTGAGGAACGAATGAATAGAAAGGAGTTTATGAAGACAGACTATTTTGAGATTGCCCGAAAGGCGATTGAGGAAAAGGCCGACATCGCATCCATTGACGGTGTGCCAAAATCTCAGGCATTAAGTTTGCTGATTGATGGCGCACTGATCGGAATCGAGATCGGCCAGCGCATCTCGCGGGATGTGGAAGCAAAGCTGAAGCGGTAAAACGCCAAAGCAGGAAATATAGAGAGGCAGTACTGGAAACGGTACTGCCTCTTTTGCCTGTACTGGATAGTACGCTTGGCATCATCACCTGACAGAATGCTGAGGTAATCAAGGAGCATTCGTACGCTGAATGCAGTACGCCAGACCGGATTCCGGACATGGCAGGACACAGTGATGTATGAGCCGTAATGGAAGCATGCTTATGTACTTATGTACATCTCTGAGGGTGGCACACCCTTGGATGGCATGCCTAAGAATTCTTTTTGTTCCTCGGGGGGGGAAGGGGGGGGAGCGTCACACAGATTGAGGCACTTAGGTGCACGGGGCTCTCTTAAAAATATCATTTTGCCTTAAAACCCGGGGTTGATATTATGTTGTTTGGTGACTGCGCCCCGGGATTACACCATTGATAAGAGTGCGATTAAGGCTCTTGTTACTCTTCATGGGCCGCGGGGAGCTGCACGTTTGTCCGGGCTTCCTGTAGGAACCGTTCTTTCTTGGTCACGGAGGTACAAATGGCGTAAACTGGCATTGAGTTCTTCTCCCACGGTGACAACAAGTGCAAAACCGGGTGCGGCGCTGGAGGGAAAAGACGCAAGTGACATGTTGAAGGAGTCCTTGGAGCATTCCCGTGTGAAATCCACTCTTCATCTGGCTCGATATGTGGAGAAAGCCAGTAAGCAGGCTGCAAATCATGCCAATCCTCTGGATGTTGCCCGTAAAACACGGGATGTGGCTGGAGTTTATCAGGTTTTGTATCCTCCGGAGGAAGGAAGCGAATTGATTGAGGGCTCGATTCTGATCGGAGCAGCGAAAGTGACTGATGACGTGAAGGAGATTGAGGCGCATGTACGGGAAGAACTTCCCGACCACAGATCCGCAGGCGATTGAGCTGTGGTGTTTCAGTAACGATCCCAAGCTGGGTCTGGGGCGTTACGGGCACCTGCGAAACGCCATTGATGCGATCTGGAACCGCTTTTATCCCGACTCCTACATCTGGAACGACTGGAGTGAGTTTATGACGCGGACTTTCAGCGAGAATCGCTGGAGTACCGTGACCGGGCCCGCGGCGAGCTGGAAAACCACGAGTGCGGCGATCTACGCGCTCTCCACTTTCTTTGCCGATCCTGAAAACACGGTTGTAATCTGCACTTCCACTACTCTGGACGGTCTCCGCAGGCGTGTCTGGAAGGAAATTTCGAAGTTTCATCGGCTGAGGCCGCTTTACGGCTACATGGTGCAGAGCCGCAACTGCATAAAGTATCGAAAAGGCCCCGATGAGAGCGGAATCTATGGTATCGCCACCGACAAGGGTGAAATCGAGAAGGCTCTTGGTAAAATCATCGGCTTTCATGCGCCCAAGATGCTCATTGTCGTTGATGAGATGCCGTACACGCCTGAAGCCATCGTGGAAGCTTGCGTAAACTTGGAAACAGGGGCCAAGAGCTTCCAGTTCATTGGGCTGGGCAACGCTGACGATCATCTCGATCCTCATGGACGGATGAGTGAGCCGCTTAACGGCTGGGACTCGATTGACGTTGAAAGCGAGTGGTGGCCGACTCGCCGGGGCATCTGTATTCATCTGGACGGGCTTAAGAGTCCGAATATCCTCGATAAGACCAAGAATTACCCGGGACTCCTCAATCAGGCGGACATTGATACCACTTCCAAGATCTATGGCGTTGATTCGCCGCAGTTCTGGCAGATGAGGCGCGGGTTCTGGGCTCCGGAGGGAATTCAGAAGACCGTCCTTAGTATGCCCATGATCAATCGGAGTAACGCCATGGACGGCTGTTATTTTGACTCCGAGGCAACCGCGGTGGCCGGACTCGATCCCGCTTTTGAAGGGGAAGACCGCTGTGTCCTTCGGTTCGGCCGCTGCGGGAACGTGAACGGCAAAAAGACGCTCTTTTTCACTGACCGCATCTTTATTACTCCAAAAGTGAGAACTGACGACCCAATCCACTACCAGATTGTAAGGCAGGTAAAGGAAGCCTGCAAACAGCGCGGAGTAAGTCCCTATTACTTCGCTCTTGACTCAACCGGCGAAGGCGGCGGGCTTGCTTCGATCTTCCACAAGGAATGGTCCCGGGAAATCCTCTGTGTGGAATTTGGAGGCCGTCCTTCACGAAACCCGGTGAGTGACACCAACCCCAAGCCCGCCGACCAAGAATATGATCGAAGGGTAACCGAACTTTGGTTCTATTTCCGTTTGTTACTCTTAAACGAGCAGATCCGGGGCCTTGACTTCGATGCCGCGGTTGAATTCTGCCGGCGCTGGTGGGAACTGCGCGGAAACTTCATCCGCCTTGAAACCAAGCAGAAGATGAAGGACAGGACTCGGAAAAGCCCCGACATCGCCGATGCGGATGTGGTAACCGCTCAGGTGGCATCGGCAAGATGCGGACTTACTCCCAAAAGCCATTCCTACACCGATCAGCGCCCCGATTCGCCTTGGAAGCGGTTTCTAAAGAAACGAAACCTGATTCCGCAATATGCTCTCTCTCGTTAACATCTGGGGCCCCTGCCCCCGCGACGGCTACCGCTACGTCTTCCCCGATGACGGCTACCTTGTTCACGCTTGGGCTTACACTGACTGGGTGGCCGCGGCCAAGCAACACCTCCAAGTTAACAACAAGGAGATACCTCCTACACTTGAAGCGGACATGCAGCATCAGTTCTGCCTCACTCTGGATCCCGGTTACTGCCTTTATGACGACGACAACCGCCCACGGCCTAACATGTCACTGGAGTGGAACGATGTCGCCGGGGGCCTCAAAACCTTCGGGAGATGGATAGCCCAAGGAATGAAGTACGTCACTCAGGCTGAAGCTGAGCGTCGTGCAGCGATTTGTTCCCGCTGCTACCTGAACGTGAATGTGCAGGGATGCGCCATGTGCCAGAAAGCGGTGAAGGAAGTCATCGGGGAGAAACACACGAAGTGTGATCCAGTGCTCAAAACCTGCGCAGTATGCAAGTGCTTCCTCAGAGCGAAGGTTCATTTTCCGATTGACATCTTACGCTCCGAGAGGCAAACATCCCAGCAGGAACTTTTCCCTGATTTTTGTTGGCTGAAGGAAGGCGGCGAAAATTATCGTGACAATGATCGTTGAGAAACCGAATCTCCGACATGGTCATCATCCCAAGTCGGGAGCAACTCCTACCTACCGTTCATGGACGTTAATGAAATCGCGTTGTCACAACCGGCGCAACATAGGCTGGAAGGATTACGGAGGAAAGCATGCCGCGACCGGATGAGCCTCAAACCCTTTGGGACTGGCTTGATGAGCTGAAAGCCTCCCGCGCACAGGGAGACCCATGGTACCAAACCGCCTCAAAGGCAATCATAGGAACACGCGATTACAACCGCGTAGCCGCGGGCGAGGTTATGCCATGGGCAGAGCACCTTCTTCCGTTTGTCCTGTCCGGCGGCGGGAGAGCGGCCGCTGGAAGACCGGTCGTTCCAACGCTGACTCCACGGGAACTGGAGCTTCCCCCGGAAACGGCACGGCTTCTTAGCGCGGTACGCAGCTACGAGCCTCCAGCTCCGCAGGTTAACACCGATGCGGTGCGTCCCTACGAGCCTCCGGTAGCGCCGCAGCGTTATGATCCAAAGGATGTTTTTAACTGGGAGAATCTTCCCTACGCGCCTCGGCCCCGCAATTTCTACGCGCCCAAGGATTACCTCGATTACCTTCACTTCAAGGAGGGCGGAGATTACGTCTTCCCATATCAGATACAGGAAGGAATTCCTTTTCAGCCGCGCTTGGAGGAACCTCCGGGGACAGTCCACATGTCGCAGGGCGGAGTTCTTGGAGGAGGAGATCCTTTGAGTCTGGACGACTACTGGTTTGACACCGTGCCGGTGGAACTCTTCCCGAGGATGACCATCCGCCCGGCGGATCATGTCGGTTTTCCGCCGGAACCGTTTCCATTCTTCGATTACACCCAGAGTTATCCCACGCCAACTCCCACACCCACTCCAACTCCCGCCATGACTCCGGACGAAGAGGCAGAAGCGGCCCAGAACGTGGTGATCCCTCCCAGCGCGCCGCCGGAACACTTCGACTCGGCCGATTACATCGGAGGAGCCAACTATTATTACACCGCTCCTCCTGCGCCAGCTCCTGTCCCAGCACCGGTCACCAACAACTATTATGGCGCTCTGGATGATTACCGTCGTAACGAGCTGGATCGCCTGCAAAGGCAGCGTTTCGGGGAAAACCTTTCCCGCAGTATCGGCGCAAGTCTTCCTCCGGCCACAAGCTCCAACCCGGACGAACAGGTGGCGATGCTGCGGCAATATGCGGAGATGCAAAGGATTCAGGAGTTGTACGATCAGCGGGAACGGGAATTGAAGCTGAGACAGGCCAAGTACGACGCCGAGACACGTTTCGGCACACCGCGATAACAATGGAAATCAAGGACACCAATGTAAGACTGATCTACCGGATCGACATCGGTTTCAGCGAGCAGCGCGGCTATGCCGCCGCCATCGTGGAAGTCAATCAGGATGGACGCCACCGCCAGAAAGGAATCCGCGGCAATTCGCCGGAACAGTTGATGTCGCGTGTACGGCAGGAACTGATTGTTGAAATGAACAAGCGCAAACGCTTTCCACTTGAGAGTGAACCCCAGACTACCAACGGGTCTCCCATCATCCGACCGGAGGATGGAGACCCACTATTCGGAGCAACATAACAAAATGCCTAAAGCGAAGTTCCTGCAAAAAGCGATCAATCCAAAACACGAAGGCTACTGCACACCCATGTCGAAATCGACCTGCACCCCGCGCCGCAAGGCGCTGGCCCGCAGGCTGAAACCCGGCGGCGATCTCTATCGTGGAAGAAAAAAACGATAACAACGGCTGCGGTCTCCTTGGAGTCCTGATCGTGCTGGGAGCCATCATTACTCTGCTGGGGATCATGTGGTACTGCACCTACACCGCGCAATGATAGACACTTACGGACAACGGCTGGCAACGCTTGATCCCGACACCGGAAAGCCTCCAAAATCCCGGATCGGGAACGCCGGTAACGCGCGTTCTCTCGTACAGCGTCTCAAGTACGAGGATGATACGCGCATGTTCCGCTATACCCAGATGATGGGACTCTTGGATGGCAACCCGCCATGGAGTTCACAGAAACTGATCGAAATCGGTCAGGGACACCGCGCCAACTTTAACCTGCGGGAATCGGAGGGAATAGTAGAAGCGGCCAAGACGCCCTACTACGATCTGGTGTTTGAGGTGCCGCAATTCGCGCGAATTGAGTTCGATACCGCCGGAGCGCAATCCTACATCGTTGACCAGTGGAACGACATCATCAGTGCCGAGTACACCGACATCCTTTCGGACTGGGACGGGTTCGATACTCAGGTTCAGCTTCATCAGTGGCAGATGGTGGTAAACGGAGTTGGCCCTCTTTTCTGGCCGCATTACATCGGCTGGCACAGTGAAGCCACCAAGGCCAGAAAAGTCCTCGTCCCCATGGAGACCAAGGCCAATGTGAACGAGCTTGAGCTGGCGGTCGTTCTTCATTCCTACCGGGCCGATGAACTGGACTCTTTTCTGGGAAAAGGCGGGACTGACGATCCCGCGGGAGAAGGATGGAACCGGCCGCTTTGCAGGCAGGCCATTATCCAGTCTTCCATGCGGGAGATGCGCTCAACATGGGGAATGGAGAATTACGATCTTTACCAGCGGGCCATTCGCACCGGAGACCTCTTCCACGGAATCCATCGTTCCGACAGGATTTATGTTGCCTCACTTTTTGTAAAGGAGTTTGGCGGCCGGGTTTCCCATTACATCATTACCGATCAGCCTCTGGGAACGGTAAAAGAGGTCTTCGACAACTTGGGTGACGAAACCGGCTACCTGTTTCACCGCAAGAATAAATACTCTTCCTTCATGGAGGTCTTGTGTCCCTTCTTCTTTGACTCCGGACCGGACGGGACTTGGCATTCAGTGAAGGGACTGGGGCCAAAAATCTATGACTACTGCGACGTATCCAACCGCACTTTCTGCCAGATGCTTGATGGCGCTGTTATCGGCTCTGGAATCACGCTGGAGACTCAGGACTCTAACTCCCTTGAGGAAAGCCAGCTCTCCTTGGTGGGAGGCGGCACGGTGGTCGCCCCCGGATACAAGGTTGTCCAGACACGCATCGCGGAATCGCTTCAGGGCGCGCTGGCAGTCCGCAGCGAGCTGCACAGTACCTTGGAAGCCAACACCGCAGTTTACCGGCAGCGCACCGATGAAGCGAAGCCCGAACCCACGCTGGGTCAGGCGCAGCTACTTTTCCAGCAGCAGGGGACGCTGACCAAGGGAGCAACCAACCGCTACTACAACAATCTGGACAAGTTTCATTATGAGACTTTGCGCCGCCTCCTTGACCCGGCGCAGAATCCCAGCGTGCCCGGCGGGATGGAAGCGATGCAGTTCAAGGCGCGCTGCATCGTTGCAGGCATTCCGCCGGGTGTTCTGGATTTCCGTAACATTAAACGGGTGATCGCCACCCGCAGCTTGGGCTACGGCTCTCCGCAACTGCGCGATCAGGCTACCCAGCAACTGGTCGGGTTGATTCCATTCATGGACGAAGTTTCCCGCAACCACGCCTTAAGGGCGCGGGTTGCATCCCTTCCGGGTGTGGGGATGCACAGTGTGGATTCATTCTTTCCGCCCATCGAGAAGACCGGAGTCCCCAACGCCCACGCCGCATTTGCCACGGTGGAAAACAACGCGCTAAGACAGCAGGGAGGAAAGGCGCTGGTGGAACCGCAGCAGAACCACTCAATCCATTTCGATGTCCACATGCAGGATGTCATGCAGCATTTGCAGGATCAGAGCCCAGCTCCGGATAAACTCGTCCACATGGAGAACGCCGGGCCGCACATGACCCAGCATTTGCAGCTCTTGCAGGGAGATCCCACCCGCAAGGATGAAGTGAAGCAGAAACAGAA